CGTTGAGTTTGGTTCAAATAAATTCAAACAGTTCCCTGCATATTCAGGACGGCAAGGCAGAGGTAGTCGTGGATGGTTTATCTATCCAACCCTTCGTAGAATTCAGCCTGAATTGATTAACAAATGGGAACAGGCTTTTGATCGCATTATTAAGGAATGGGTCTAATGGCAAGAGATACTCGCACACTTAAATTATCAATCCTTGCTGATGTTGATGATCTAAAAAAGAAATTAGGCGAAGCTGATAAAGCCGTTGAAAACAATTCAAGCAAGATTGCAGATTTTGGAAAGAAGGCTGCTGCTGCATTTGCGGTTGCTGCCGCTGCTGCCGTTGCCTATGGCACTAAATTAGCCATTGATGGGGTCAAGGCTGCAATAGAGGATGAGCAAGCACAACTTAGGTTAGCCAACGCCTTAAAGACCGCTACAGGCGCAACTGATGCCCAAATAAAGGCAACAGAGGACATGATTCTTAAAACATCTTTAGCGACTGGCGTTGCGGATGACAAACTGCGTCCGGCAATGCAGAGGTTGGCAGTAAGCACAAAAGATACCGGTGAAGCACAAAGATTGTTAAGCCTTGCTTTAGATATTAGCAAAGGCAAAGGCATTGAATTAGAAACAGTCGCAAATGCTTTAGGTCGTGCTCAGGATGGCAATACAACAGCTCTTGGCAGATTAGGACTTGGATTAACTAAAACAGAACTTTCAACTTTATCTTTTACACAAGTGCAAGAAAAATTATCAGACCTTTATGGTGGCTCAGCCGCCAAAAACGCTGAAACATTTCAAGGCAAAATCGATCGACTAAAAGTTGGATTTGACGAGGCAAAAGAAAGTCTTGGAGTTGCATTGTTACCACAGGTTGAGAAATTTATTGGATTCTTAAATAGAACAGGTATTCCAACCCTAAATGCGTTTATTGCAGGTTTGACTGGGGATGAAGGCTTGACCGTAGCATTGACTGAAAGCGAAAAAAGTGCCCAAACATTTGGAACAGTTATCAAAGCAACTGCTGGCATTATTGCTGGATTTATTACATTTATTAAAGAAGCAGTTGGGTTATTAATTGAATTTGCAAATAGAGCAATACAAGCAACTAACTTGGTTAAACCCGGAGCAGATATTAGTTATATTCCAAACCCATCAGCTTTAACAGGTCAAGGATTTTTGGGAACTGCATCAGGCAGAACCTTAAATCCTGCTGGAAGTCCATTCGGTCAAGCAGGTGGCAACACTTATAACATTTCAGTTCAATCCGTTGATAGCGAAGGTGCTGCAAGAGCCGTTGCAAAAGTGTTAAACGACAGCGCATCAAGATCAGTTCCACAGCTCTTTAACAATGGCATAAAGGGCGGATAATGACAGTCTGGACACCAGATTGGAAACTTACTGTTGCGGGTGTTGATTACACAGATTTAACTATCAGCGACATAGTTCATGAAGCAGGTCGCAACGATATTTACTCGCAACCAAGCCCATCTTATCTACAATGCACAATTGTGGCTTTGGCTGGACAAACAATTGATTTTGATATTAATGACAGTTTAAGCCTACAAGTTAAAAATAGTTCAGGAACTTATGTGAATCTGTTTGGTGGTGATATAACTGACATAACTGTTGAAGTGGGTCGAACTGGATCTGTTGCAGCTGTTATTCAATACACCATCCTTGCAATGGGATCAATTGTCAAACTAGCAAAAGAAATTTGGGATGGCAACATTCCGCAAGATCAGGATGGCGACCAAATTTATGAAATTCTATCTAGCGTATTGCTTGGGGCTTGGGATTCTGTGCCAGCAGCTTCTACTTGGGCAACTTATGACCCAACAGAAACTTGGGCAAATGCTGTCAATATAGGGCTTGGCGAAGTTGATCGCCCAGGGCTTTACACAATGCAACATCAACCTAGCACAACCGATACCATTTACAACATTGTTTCAGATATTGCTAATAGTGCATTTGGATATATTTACGAAGATAATGCAGGAAATATCGGTTATGCGGATGCCGACCACAGACAGACTTATTTGCTTGCCAATGGTTATGTTGATTTATCTGCCACCCATGCTATTGGTTCAGGATTACGAACAACTACAAAAGCAGCAGATATTAGAAACGACATTTACATCAATTATGGCAACAATTACGGATCACAAAAAACTGCAACATCAGCTGCATCCGTTGCCCTTTATGGATACAAAGCCGAAACAATTAACTCAAGAATTCATTCAGGCGTAGATGCCCAAGAGGTTGCTGATCGATATATTAGCCTTCGAGCCTTTCCACAACCAATTTTTGACAGCATAACTTTCCCAATTACAAATCCAGAAATTGATAACTCAGATCGAGATAATCTGTTGAACATATTTATAGGCTTACCTTTGAACATTAGAGATTTGCCAGCACAGATAAGCAATGGCGAGTTTTCAGGTTATGTTGAGGGATGGCGTTGGAGCACAAGATTTAATGAGTTATTTTTGACAATTAACTTATCGCCGGTCAGCTTTAGCCAAGTGGCTATGAGGTGGAATTCTGTGCCAATCGGTGAGGCTTGGAACACTTTAAGCCCAACTTTAACATGGGAATACGCTACAATCGTAGCCTGATAATAGGAGAAAAATGGCAACTACCACAAACTATGGCTGGACAACGCCTGACGATACAGCGTTGGTTAAGGATGGCGCAGCTGCAATTCGCACGCTTGGTTCGTCTGTTGATACAACAACAAAAAACCTAAATCCATCAACAACGCTTGGCGACATTCAATATCGTTCATCAACTGCAAATGTAAATACAAGACTTGCAATTGGATCAACTGGGGATGTTTTAACTGTTGCTGGTGGTGTTCCAAGTTGGGCTGCTGTTGCAGGTGGCGGAACTACATTATTGCAATCATTAGCATTAAGTGGAGCATCCGTAACTTCATCAACTTTTTCATCTACTTACACTCAAATTTTGATTTACATTAAAGGAGCATATACCAATGTAAGTGCAGTTGATCTTTACATGAGAATTAATGGTGATACTGGCAGCAATTACGGTTATCGCAACATTATGGGTGATGGTGGCGGTGTTTCATCATCTGGATCAACTTCAACGACTTTTTATCAATTTGGAGTTGGCGGAAATTCCTCTACACCAAGATTAACAAGCAATGGAATTATTACAATCACAAGACCATCTGATACAGATCAAGTTTTTATATCATCACAATTTGAAGGTTATGATGCAACTACTTATAGAAATTATCAAACAGTTGGTGTTTATGATAATACTGCTGCAATTACTAATGTGACTCTTTATACAAATGGACAAAACTGGTCTGGCGGAACCGCAGAGATATATGGAGTGAAATAACATGACAAAGCCTATGGTAAGAATTTACACAACTGCTGATGAATTTATTGACAGAGAAATGAACGCTGCTGAATTTGCACAATACAAAAAAGATAAAGCAGAATCGGATGCACGCCAAGCGGAAGCAGATGTCAAAGCGCAAGCAAAAGCAGCATTACTTGAACGCTTAGGCATTACTGAGGATGAAGCAAAACTTCTTCTCAGCTAATGAAGCCTTTTCTATCTAAAGCAGCTGTTCAATTACGGGAACAAATTGATGATTGCTTCCCAGAGCGTAGTCGCAAATCTGATGGGTGGATTGGTGATGCTAGACATAGCACACGAAAAAGCGATCACAACCCAGATGCAACAGGATGTGTGCGAGCAATTGATATTGACGCTCGGCTTTCTGACGACAGAGGGCTTTCAGCATATTTGGCAGATCAAATTCGATCATATGGGAAAACCAATGGTCGCATCAGTTATGTAATTCATCAAAGCCGTATTGCATCGCCGTTGCTTGGATGGCGTTGGAGATCATACAAGGGCAATCCACACAATCACCATATTCATGTCAGTTTTAAAAAAGATCAAGATAAGAATTCAGATTTTTTCCATATCCCACTACTAGGAGGCAACGCATGAAACTATCTAACAAACACAAAGCTGCAATTAAGTCTTATTTAAGAGCTGTGGCTGCTTCCGGCATTACTGTCCTTTTAGCAATTGTTGCTGACATCCGCCCAGAGTTTGCAATCCTTGCCGGAGCGTTGATAGCACCTATCGCAAAAGCATTAGATCCACAATCCGGTAAAGAAGTTGATTACGGAATCAATGCGAAATGACAGCCAACGAATGGGTTGGTATTGCCGTTGGCGTATGCGGCATATCAACAAGTTTATTCATGGGAGTTCGCTTTCTTATTAAATCTTATTTGGCTGAGTTAAAACCAAATGGAGGCTCATCAATCAAAGACCAGATTAATCGACTGGAACAGCGTGTCGATGATCTGTTTGTTTTAATCTCTAAGCGATAATTTTATTTATGGCGAACACACGAAAACCTATCAAACGCAAAAAGATTAATCGTCGAGTCGTTCGCCAATCTCCTGAACCATTAACAAAGATAGATCAGCATTACACCGCATTGCACGAATGTTATAAAGCAGCTCGTAAAGCAGGATTTACACCTGAGCACGCTTTTTGGTTGATGACTGAACATAAGACTTTTCCTGATTGGATTGTGGGCGATGGCGGAATCATCCCGTCAATAGATCCAACTGACGATGAGGATGACGATTAAGCGATACTTAGTAATAAGTGATTTGCAAATTCCATACCACCATGAAACAGCTGTTAAAAATGTCATTAAATTGGCTAAGCGTGAAAGATTTGATAGCGTTCTATGCGTTGGCGATGAAATCGATTTTCAAACCATTAGCCGTTGGGCTGAAAAAACACCTTTGGCTTATCAACAAACTTTGGATGATGACCGCACAGCTACTCAAGAAATTCTTTGGGCTCTCACAGAGCACAGCCGTGAGGCTCATATTATCCGCAGTAATCATACTGATCGCCTATATAACACTTTATTAAAAGTTCCGGGAATGATCTCACTTCCCGAATTGCAATACGCCAAGTTTATGGATTTTGATTCTATGGGCATTACTTTCCATAAGACATTCTTTGAATTTGAAAAGGGCTGGATCTTGGCTCACGGCGATGAAGGCAACATGAATCCCAACGCTGGACAGACTGCCCTAAATCTTGCCAAGAAGGCAGGAAAGAGCGTGGTTTGTGGGCATACCCATAGACTAGGTATGTCAGCCTACTCAGAGGGGCTCTACGGGGCTTACAGACCCCTTTATGGGGTTGAAACAGGCAACCTTATGAACAGAGCAAAAGCATCTTACACAAAAGGCTTGGCTAACTGGCAAATGGGCATTGTTATCATGGACTGGGATGGGAAGAATATGAATGTGCAGATGATTCCAATAAACAAAGATGGCTCATTTACAGCTCTTGGAAAGTCTTATGGGGCGTGAAACCGATTATATCGACCGCACGATTGATGACCATATCGATGATGTTGAGGATATTGGCGTTATCTAATCGTTATAAAACACGCCGAAAGTAATTAACCGCCTGTCCTTGCTTTAGGTCATACTTTCTGTA